TAGCGACTTCCACAGGAACCCCGGCCTTCTTAGCGAATTTCGGGTTGTGAGCAGCCGCCGCCATTAGCCGAGCCTGTTTAGCTGACTTGCTTGGCATACTTCCCCCTATAGGAAAAGCTTTGTTAAGTTACGGACTTAATCAAGCCCTTTTCCACAACGATCGTCCCAGACCAACCCTCGGTCGGAGCCGGATCGACACCACCGGAACCTTCCTCTTCACCGATACACGGGGGAGGATAGTCATCGACTTGATCGGACGGACAGGAATAGAAAATGTACGGCTGGAATTCGTTGGTGAGATCGTACCAACAACCGTGACCGCAGACCGGGTTCGGTCCGTTATTGGGATCGGGCCACCAATCGCCACCAGCTTGCAGAATGAAGTGACCAACATCGCTGGGATCGGTAAGCCTCGCCTCCATATAAGTGCAGGCGAAATCAAACTGGTTGGCATTGTATTTTCCGCGCGGACCCGGCCAAAAATGGTTACACTGGTTGTCATCGGGGAGTTTAAACAAGGCTCCACCCTGTTCTGCCTTCTGCTCGATGGCCCCGCCAACTGCTGCGTTGGTCGTAAACTTGGCGTCGAACATACCCCCTTCCATCTTAAAGTTCGGGCCGATCTCCTGTACCAATACCCACACCTTATCCGACTTACGTCGCATCCAACCCTTATGGTTGCGCGACTCAGCCTTGCCGGTGCCATCGCGCTCAGCACCTACTTTGCGATGGAACTGACCCCAATGGGCGATACAGGAGAAATTAGCCGGAGCCTGAGGCTGGTTCAACCAGAACCCGTTGTACCAGTTGTAATTGGTTGGGACGCCAGCGGGCCTAGACGGAAATCCCTCGCGGCTCGGGTTATTCATGGCGAGAGCGCGTTCAAGAGATACTTTCATCATAGCCGTTGTCCTCTTTGGCTGAATAGAAAAAAGCCCCCCTGTTAAGGGGGGCTAAGGCACACGAGGGTAGTTAGGTAATAACGGCGCCTTGCTTCACGCCGTTAAATAGGATGTGCGCAAGCGGGTTCCGCATTTCCACGCCCCACTCCGCCAAGATCAGGCGGGTTTCCGCATCACCGATCTTCGCGATCGGGAACTGGCGGAAGTTGCGGAAGAAGGCGACCGCAACGTAGCTGGCGTCGAGCAGAAGCGCGACATCTGCCGGAATCCACAGCGACGGCATCACCTTGACGCGACCGAAGTCGGTTGCGATGATGTCCACCGTGGCGACCACTTCGGTCTTGCCGACGAGAACCTGCGAAATGCCGCGGCCTTCGAAGGTGCTGACAGTCCGCTTGATCCCCGGAGGAACGACCCAGTTGTCCGGCTTGCCGCCGTTGGTATATGCCTTCTGCATGGCATCACCGAGCATCTGCTCGGAAACCGCCACCTGAGAAGCGCCGGCAACAGACGGGAAAGCCATCGTTGCGGTAGTCGGAAGGCCAGCAACGACACCAACGGTTGCGCCGCCAGTGAGGTTGTCGGTAGCAACAGCGCCGGCCTTGTTGACCGCTCGACCCAGCCAATGGGCGATGGCTTCGGTTTTACGGGCAGTTGCGTCGGCACCATCATCGCGGGCTTGACGGCCCGACATAATGGCTTCCATGTCCGACTTGAGCACCTTGGATGACATTGCCATCTGGTGACCCATTTCGGAGCCCTTACCAGCAGCGTCGGAAGCTTCCTGCGAGCCGGTGACGGTCGCATCGCGCTTCGAAATCTGCGTAACGTTGGTAAGGCGCACGGTCGGCGTTGCCGCCATCCGCGTAAGCTCGAAGCCTTCGATCTGGGCGTTGTTCGGATCGACGGTGGGAAGGAATTCGGTCTGCCAATCGAACGTGCGGTTTTTGGCGTTCCGGCGACGAGCCATCGACATCACGGGGGTGTCGAACGGATCGATGTTATAAATGGAGTTCGACAGGTCCTCTCGGTTTCCCTGCGCTCCATAAGTGCCAAAGGCACCAACAACTTTGGCCATGCTAAGCCTCCTGTTCAGTGGTTACCGAAAGCCATGTGTCTTCCGGTTCTCTATTACCTTTTGAGTCATTCTCAGCTTGAGGAATAACCCTTAGGTTCCACGGAACGTGAAGACCGCAACTGCCCTTACCATTGATCGGCCAGTAGTGATCGACAACGTAACTGACGCCCGTCTCTTCGGTGAGTCTTCGGGCCTCTTTGTAGAACTCCTCAATTTGCGGCAAGAACTCCGCCGCTAGAGTAGCTGACTTAAGTCTATTTCGGTACAACATTTCCTTCATCCGAAACTTAGATGAATTAGATGCGTAGTACCTATTGTTAACCTCCCGCTTCATTTCCGTATATCGCGCCCAATTCTCAGGGCTACGGTTTTGCCACGGGACGAAACTCATCTCCTTGCGATGATCTGATCGAACACCACAGCAGCGTCATCAATGCTGCCAGTTTTATTTAGCCGCTTCATTGCTGAAGTAACCCCAGTATTGGCAGTGCGCTGTTTAGCGCTCCCTGTCCCGGGGGGAATTGGTTTGCCTTGCGGTCGGACGACCGGCTTGGGCTTCGCAGCCATCATACGATCGTACTTACTTGCCTTAAGGAGAACCGTCAGCATGCGCGAATCGTATACTTGCGACAACTCCTCTTCGGTGAACCCCGCCGTCAGGCCAGTTCGCCGCATCGAATGCAGGTCCTTGGCCTTCTTCTTGGGGTCCACCCAATTCTTCCGGTTCATAGATTCAAACTTGGCATTCTCCTCCTCAGCGAAGGCTTGTAGTTGAACCGACTGCGACTCATTCTGCTTTGCAGCAGCTTCCTTAAGCTGGCCCTGCAACTGAGCACGGAAAGTGTTTGCTTTTTCGTAGTAAGCTTGCAGCTTCCGTGCGGCAACAGGGTCCTTGGCGAATTCCGCATCCCAATCAGGCTCCTTGGGAATCATCTGCTCCATGTGGGCTTCCATCTGCTTTGCCACATTCATGGAGTATTCGTAATTCTCGACGGCATCGGCAGCAGCGCGGCGAACTATCTTCTTCGCCTCGTCAAGCTGGTTCATTCGCCGGTGGAATGTCTCGGTGCGGATATAGCCTTCGAGAGCTTCCTTTACGGAAACTTCAACAGGCTCCCCGTCGACGGTAACTTCAACTTTTTGAGCGAGAATTTCTTCTTCTTCTTTTGTCTGGGTCCCCTCCTCTCCAGAATCGTCATCCCCGTCGTCGGGCTTATCTTCGTCAGGTTCGCCGTCTGGGGCATCGTCGCCGTCGCTATCCGATCCATCTCCTTTGCGAGAATCCCCTGGATCGGCTTTATCTTTCTTGGGATCGCCATAAATCAGTTCCTCCGGATCGGGTTCATCGTCGCCGCCACCCTTCGCTTCCGCGTCGGGGTCCAACTGTCCCACATTCTTGAAGAGAGACTCCGGGGGGCCTTCGGTACGATCAATAGTCTTGCTGGTGCTGGGAGCTTTGCTATCAGCCTTCATTACGGCGTCAAACGCCACAGCAGCTTGATCGATACCCTTATCATCCGCCATTACTTGTTCCCTTACTAAACTTAGAGCGCATTTTCTTCTCTGTTATATACTGCTCTAATTGGCTTCGCACGTCGCGAACGGCCTTCATGGTAGCATGGGCCGTGCTGGCTGTCAAGCTACCTACATCAGCGTTAAGTAGTGTTCCCAGCGCTCTCGAATACACGTCATCCAAAGCGTTACCCAGCACGGAACTACCCAACAGAGACTCAGCTTCCGCCGCCCGCTCGTCTACTTCGTAATCAGACAGGCGTTTGGGTTCCATCTGGCCCGATGGGTTGATCGGGGGCAGGACCGGGATGTTGTTGGCCATTTATAGTTCCCATTAGTTGTTGAGCATAATTCGGCACGGGAAGCGGGCTTACCTCCGGCTCGGCTACCGGGGTATTTTTCGACTCGAATTCCGCCTCGTTGATGTCCACGGCGAATTGGGCCTCAAGCTTCATCGCATCGAGGATACCCTTCACCATCATATCGTCGCGGCGGAAATCGTCGTCGATCCGTAGCTTCCGATCCTGGAAGTTGGACTTGGAGATTTCGGTCGCCATCTGCACCCGGTTCTTCTCCATAGCCGATTGGGCAAGGAGGGTGGCCGCATCCGGCTCCTTCGGCGTCTCCGCGATCTTCTTCACAGTCGCGGCATCGACGTCGCGATAGTACCGAGTTACGTTCTTGACATTGGCAATGGCCAATATGTCGGTAAGAGTGTTACGGAACTCCTGAATGCCGCAGAGCGGGTTCTCCACACCGAATTGAGTCATGATTGCCGTCTGGGTCTGCTTCACATCCTGCAGAACCGTCAGCCGGGTCATATCGGAGCCCTTCCCGAGGGTCGGATTGACCGATACACGCATCGTGGGGTCAAATGTGGATGGGTTTACGTCCACCCATTCACCCCGGAGCTGGATTGTGCGCTCCTGATTGGGGTGCTTGACTATCTCGCGCAGCATCCCCTTATACAGTTGCTTCATACCGGTTTCCGCTAGGATACGGGCGCATAGTTCGATACGCTCTTGGGCACCTTGAACGATAGCGTCGATGCCGGTAACGTTCGTGGATTGCAGCGCCCTCGGGTCGACGCCCTTCGACGCGTCAGAAATACCCGTCCGGGACTGTCGGAGCCCCTCCATCACCTCGAACATGGCGAAGACGGGCTGGCCGACGAAATTGTGGTTGATCGACATAACCGCTGATTGCGGGTCGCCCGTAGTGCGAATAGGAGCGCCGATTTCGTCGTTAAGAACGTCGTCGGCATTGGTAATGGTCTGGTTGAACACCGTCCGAGGCCAAATGGACTGCGCAAGCGAATCCAACGATCCCCGAAGCATGTTAGTTTTGATTACCTGAATGTCCTTTACCAGATCAGCCGGAGTATCGCCAACCAAAGTATGAGGTTCAGGGTCAGGACACCACACAGCAAAGTTAGCATACTCAACGACTTCATCACTGATGATAATGTGACTGTCCCCGATGGTCTTGATTTCTCGGAGTTCGGCAATCCCATCGCCATCCTTATCAATCCGAATAAAATAACAGCCATAGCGGATATCCCAAACGTCGGTTGTATCCCCTTCGTCAACTCCGCTGTTTCTGAACAGCCGGTCTGCAGTTGCGCTGTCTGCGGTCGCCCCCAGATACTGTTGTAGGAGTTCCAGGGGATACCCCATCTTGACCAGTTCGGACACGTTTACGATCTGGTCGTGACCAATGAGGGGGGCGCAATCCACGTCCTTGGCCTTCCGGGATACTCGGAACTCGTCCAAAGGCACCGACATAATCTTGAGGATAGGCTTCGACTTGGTGAAGCGAATCCGGAGGGACTTGAGAATACCAGGATTGGTCGGATCGGGTTCGTGCCCAATCACTTGCATGGTCGGATTCTCACTGACCAGCATCTGGACCTGTTCGGGGGTCACATTGGAGAATTCCTGCTCCGACACTTCCTCGTCGTTATCTGTCCACCACCTTACGACGCCCGTTTTGCACCGTAAGGCATCCTTGATGATATCGTGGAGGATCAGGAAACCCGGATTATCCTCCCAGAACACGTAGTTGAGATAGTCCGTGCATTGCCGAGCCATTTCCTCCTGCCCCTTGGAGTTCGGCTTGCAGTTCACGGTATTCTCGGACGACGTGAAAATGCGGATCAAGGATGGCAGAATGGCCATCACGGTATCACGGAAGTCCGTGGACACCGCTTTGGACTTCCCTTCGCGATCCGGTCCGAGTACGCCCTCGTCAAACGATTTGGCGTCGTCGATCATCGCACGGACTACGAAGTTATAGTCCTGCTCCTTATTATCGTTCCCCTCGTCTTCGACACCAGCGTAATCGCCCACTTGGCTGTTTCCGAACACGCTTTCGAGGGCTTCGGACTCTACAGGTTCCGCGCCACCCAATGGGGACCTAGGAATAATGTTCATTCTGTCCTCCGGCTAGTTGCTCAGCCGCTTAAGATTTCTCTTCAAGGCCCCAGAGCCAATGCCGACCACATTCGAACCCGCGATCATTGGCTGGATCATATTGTACGCCACGTAACCAACTCGCTTGGCATCTGCGGCGTGTGAAGCCCAGTTATGGAGGGGCTTCCCGGTCCCTGATTTGTGGTAATTACGCAGCGCCATGATCCCGGGTTCGCACCGAACCTTGTCGAACCACGACATACGGAGCATAGCACGTGTCGCGCTGATCCCGTCTTCCACCTTGTGATCCGGACAGACGAAGATGTTTGGCAGCATCGACTCCAATACTTCCTTACGTGTCTTGCCGGTGCCTAATTCTCGCGCCTTGATATCGTGCGGTAGAATGTGGCAACCGTAAGCGTACGGTTTGGATTTGATTTGCGCCAC